GCGATTGTGTGGGCGATCGGATTATAACGAGGCCAAATGTCCCCCGGATAAAAATCGCACCGCCCATGGTACTTAAAACCATAAGTGTCGTAGTATATTTTTGTATCAACATGGCAAAGATCATAAAAATGATCCGAACTCCATGGTTTAAAATCAGTTTTCTCATCAAAAAGAGCTTCGATTTCCAATTGCAATGAAATAGGGAAACCAAAATTCTTTTCGACCAGCAAACGGCTTTCCTGGGTTACACGTGGTACAATTTCTTTAAAACGCGCCAGGTTGATAGCCTTATGTCTATCGTCGCCTGTCAATAGACAAACTTTTGCTTTAAGGTTTCTCGTGACTCTATATGCATATTGCGATACGGCAGATATGACTGGTGCATTGGGATATTGGACTATAGAAGACATAGCTTTGGCCTTCAACAATCGGCGAAGCATTGTCTCACTAGAGTCAACATACCTAGTCCTAGTATAGAAGAAATTCAAAAGAAATTTCATAGGATCTGCAACGACATCGTACGTGACAGGATCGAAAACGAGGCCACAAAAGCTCGCTTCATTCAAATGCTCGAACCTGTCTATTTTAATAGAAAAACCATATCGCTCGAAATCACGCGGTAATATAGATAATCCGCGCAAGACAGCAGTCAAGCCATCATCCCCTTCCACGACTGTTTTGGCATCAATTCCTTTCTTATGAAGGATGAATTTTGTCAACATTAGGTTTGCAAAACCATTTGACATCGAAGTATTCATTTCGCCAGACATTCGTGTACATAATATTAACAGAGATATGTACCGGAAAGTGCACAAATTCCAATTACAAATGTAATTGTCAAAAATGGACATACAGTAATCACGGTCCGTTCTGCGAGACAACATGTGTTCAAATAGTATACGGTCTATTCCAATCATGGTCTCATACACAAAGTGGCTTTCATATGCCCTATAATCTGTAGCTATATATTCGCATGATTCATCATACAAATAATCATTTATGTAGCGGCCCCGGTCCTCAACTGGGACATGTTTAATAAATTCAGGGCGACTATATAAAATCTCTTCTATTTTCTTACAAAGGGGGCCAAAACGGACTTTGAAGAAGTCAGACCGCGAAAAAATCCCCCGAGGGTGTTTAAACCTTGGGTAATGCTCGTCTTTGAGGAAACACTTAACGCGGCCAAACTCTCTACGCATTCGTTCATCTGTGAAGTCACATCGTTCAAATCGCTCGCTGACATTACGGAGCTGGCGGCGACGTGCATTAGAGTAGTGGGTTTGCTCAATCCAAGTATCGAAGCTGAGGTCATCTGACTCACTGAGTGGCTCAAGATTGCGACAGCACCAATTTCGGATAAAAGCTGACAACTCTTGCCTATCTTCTTGGGTAACGTCTGGTGGTTTGCAGCCAATTCGTTTTTCAACGGCATATATGGAATTTTCTGCGTCACTGACATCAGGGAATGGGTTGCATGCTCCGTCAAAGTGCGGACCCAACGAAATTGCCGCAGGTGGCCGGTAGCTTCTGTCGGAAGGTCTCCCGGCTCGTATGGCGACATCATGCTTTGGTTCTGGCAGTTCTTCGATTGGTACTTCGCCAACTCGGTATCCATAACAGCAGAATCGCCCGTTCTGCGGGCTATGTGAAAATCCATTTTTCTAATTGTTCGATTGTAATAGGCTCTGAAGGCACAAACAGCAATAGAAACGCCTTCTACTTCCGGTATTTGATGGGTGGTTAGTAAAGAAGATGTATTGCAGTTTGCCATGCCACCCAAGACTCGATTTGCTTTAACAAAGACTTCAGACATGGTCTTATCTAAACCTGCAACTGACATTGTGAATACATTTCTCAGAAGATTAAAATCTATGACAAAGGTTGTCCTGAACTCTTTATGGGTTCTCCAACCGAAGAGGGGCGCATGATACTGATGTTCTACCATATAATCACACTCCATGTCAATTCGTCGAGAAGTAATATCAACAGACAAGGCACTATCG